AACCCGGCGTCGTACGAGTCCTGCGAGAGCGAGCCGCTGACGGCCGAGCAGCGATCGCTCGCCGAGCGGGAGGTGTCGACGCTCGCCGGCCAGGGCCGACGTGAGTTGGTGGCCGAGGTGTTGGCCGGCATCATGGCAGGCCAGTTGTACGGAGACGACATCCTGTCGCTCGCCAGGGAGGTAGCCGGAAACGAGGTGATTCCGTGATTTTTCGCCCCGATCAGGTCGAGGGCAGAGGCTACGCATCGCTCGTTGCCGAGACCCGCGCGTCCGGATGCCTCCGCGAGCCGAATGGCACGTTCGCTCCGAAGAACGACTGCCAGGACGACGGCAAAGGCGGAGGCCTGCCGCCCGCTCCTCGCGATGATTCCTGGAAGCAGAGCAGCAGTAGCGTCTCGCTGACTGGCGAGCAGATGAAAGGCTCGTCGCCCCTCTCAGGCGGATCGAAGATCGAGTCCCTGACGATCGAGCAGCCCAAGGTGGTCGCCTCCACGATGAAGCGGCTGGGCATGGCCGACCTCGACTCTGTGGTCACAATCGGCGGCGGCGCTGTTCGCGGTTCGCGAATCGCAGTCAGCGACGCCGACGACGAGGCGTTGACCGTGACGATGACCTCGCCGATCGACCCGTCTGGCGAGTCAGGAAAGTTCGCCACCACTCGCGTGATGATCATGGAGGGCTTCGGCGAAGGCGAGGTCGTGGTCGACTACTCGGACTTCCACTCGGACGTCCGCATCGCGAACGCAACCGGCACCAGCGGCCTCCGTGTCGCCAGCATTCTCAAGCAGCGGATGCTGGAGTCGCTGATCGAAGCCGACAAGTCTGGCATCGGCAAGGCAGTCGCGATGGCGGTCGGCAGCAAGCGCGACCCGTACGTCAAGGGCTACCGGCTGTGGCCGCAGTTCGGCTTCGACGCCAAAGTTCCCCGAGACTTGATGGCGAAGATTCCAGACGAGGTTCTGCTCCAGGCCGTCGGTGTCGCGATTCCTTCGCAGGGGACAGGCCGGATTCCGCGATCGGTCGTCATCAAGAACCTCCGCCAGCAAGTGAAGGGCGTGACCATCCAGCAACTGATGCAGTTCCGCGACGGCGAGAACTGGTGGACTGAGAACGGCAGTTCGATGGAGATGTCCCTCAACCTCAGCGACAAGAACTCGCTGGGATACAAGCGGTTCCAGCAGGAGCAGAAGAAACTGCCATCGCTCAAGAAGCGGAACGAAGGCCGCTCCTGGTATCCGATCGACGAGATCGAGGCGAGAGACGCCGACTGCGGGCGTGTCGAGGGCGGGCGATTCGGCCCGAAGAACGACTGCCAGGAGGACGGCAAGGGCGGGGCAGCAGCGACGGCTCGTCCACCATCGCGAGCCAAGCGGGAGTCGTGGCGGAAGTCCGAGGAGGAGAGCATCTTACTGGACTCGAAGAGCCTCGCCGAGAACTCGCCTGTCATCGGCGGCGAGCGGCTTCACGAACTGACGATCAGAAAACCCAAGAATGTCGCGAAGGCGCTCGACAGGGTCGGCGTCAAAGACCTCGACACAGCAGTCAAGATCGGCGGCGGAGCCATTCGCGGTGCTGATGTCAGAGTCAGTGCGTTCTCTGACGCCGTAAGCGTCGTTATTTCGTCGCCGGTCGACCCGAGCGATGAAGACAGCGGCAGCGTGATAACTCATGTCGACATCGCCAACTACGGCAACGGAGTGGAAGTCAATTATGGAGGACTCAACACGCCAGGCAGTGTGTCTGACGCCGGGAAACTCGATGCCGGCACAAGCGACAGGACTCGCCTCCGCATCGCGAGCCTCATGCAAGAGCGGATGATCGAATCGCTGATGGCGGCTGAGAAGGCCAAGGTTCTGAGGGCGACGACGTATGCAGCCGGCATGAAGGGCGATGAGATTTACTCGGGCTACCGGCTGTGGCCTCAGTTCGGATTCGACACGAAGTTAGACCTGTCTGAGTTCAAGGTTCCGCCCGAGATCGTCTTGGCCTCGTTCAAGATGGCGGTTCCTCCTTCCGCCCAGTCCGCTGCTCGGGTCGCAGAGAGACTCACGAAGAAGGGCTACACGCTTCAGCAGTTGATCTCAACCCGAGAAGGCAAGAAGTGGTGGGACGAGAACGGGCGCGGAACAGACATGACCATCGACTTCAAAGACAAGAAGTCCCTGGGGTACAAGCGGTTCGCGAAACTCAAGAAGATTCTGCCCAGGCTCAAGGATCGAAACGTCGCCGAGGGCCGGAGCCTCCTGGGCTGGCTTATCGAGGAGGTGACCCGGCGGTCGATTTCGCTGTTCGGCTTTCTCGGAGGACTTGCCGACGCCGTCGAGCGGCGGGGCAACTGCAACGAGTCTGACCGCAACGAGTCCGGTGAGTTCGGCCCAGGCAACGACTGCCAGGAGGAAGCCGGCCAGGGCGGCCCGTCGGTCGCCCAGGAGGCCGCCAAGGCCAAGGGGCGAGACGTTGACGTGATGCTCGCCGGAGGCAAGCGAGTCGCCGTGATCGACAAGGAGGCCCGCGATCGCGCGATCGCCGACTTCAAGGCGAATCCCGGCAGAACCGGCAGCGCCGCCGGCTCGACGACAGACCTGTGGGATCGCGAGTTTGTGCGGCGCGGCGAGGGCAAGCAGAAGAACAAGATCACGTCCACTGACCCAGTCTTCCCCGACAGCGAACTTCGCCAGAACGGCCAGTTCGTCGCTCACGAATCGGTCGGCCGATACCTGTCAGACAGGCACGAAGAAGAACGACGCAAGACAGGCGCGGAAGGCCCGGCCGCAATCATCGACACGTCGGTCTCCGAGATTCCAGAGGCCCAGATGAAGTATCTGGTCGACTCGCTCACCGAGGACGCGATTCACGCGTACGACGTCCTCGGAGTCGACCCAGGCTTCTATAGCGGCGACCTCCAGGACACGATGCGGCAGATGACGTCCCGCTGGCCCGAGTTCGCCGACGACGAGAACGCCAAGTTCATCTTCACAACTCTGCTCGCCATCACGTCTACAGGACAAGGCCCGGATGCAAACCTCCGCGACGCCGACGACCTGTATCGAATGTTCCGTGAACACGGAACCGTCGTCCCGACAAACTACGGCGGCGGCGCGAGAGACGTCACGGCGTCGCTGAAGGTATTCCAGGGACTGCTCGACTCATTCGGCAAAGACCGCACTCGCAGGCTGCTTTCCGGCTACACCACGGCTGGAAAGATCGAGAAGACGTTCGAGAGGCTTGCTGGCAAGTCTGCCCTCGACGAGTGGAGAGCGAGGGCCGGTGCATCGCCCTGGGCCGTGCCGGTCGACAGCAAAGGCAAGCGGAAGGAGATGGTGTCTGGTGAACTGAAGGACGAGATCGTTCCGGTCGCCGCTATCTTCGGCCCGAAGATCGGATCGTTCAACGCGAACCTGTCTGGTCGCCACGACTTCCTGACGATGGACAGATGGCTCATGCGATCTGTCGGCCGCGTATCGGGCGAACTGATCACGCGGCTCAAGGCCGACGGCGCACAGGATCGCGCGAAGGAAGCGCTGGCAGCCCTGGAAAAGGGCAACTGGAGCAAGAGCAAACTCTTCGGAGTCGACAAGACTCACGGCATCACCAAGGCCGCTCTGATTCGATCCCTCAAGATTCAGGCCCGCACCGGCGTCATCGAAGAGAACGGCGCCGCTTTCATTTGGGCGACGGCCGCAGAGCGGTCGATGGGCAAGGTCAAGCGACCATCCGGTGGCGGCTACGGCAAGCACGAAGACCCGGACATTCACGATCTACACAACGCTGGCAACTCGATATTCAAGGCGTTGATCCTAGAGCAGCAAGACCCCAAGACGGCAACGGCTCGCCGCAACATCCGCGAGGTCTTCCGCAGGGTGCAGGAGGAGATCAAGTCACGGAGCGGCCGGGAAGCGGACATCGACGAGATTCAGGCCGCGCTGTGGCAGTACGAGAAGCGGCTCTGGAAGCACATGGGCGCGAAGACGAACATCACCGAGAACAGCCTGTTCTCGGCTGCGGCAGACGGCGTCACCAGCGGCAGGATCAAGCGAGACAAGCCGTTCACGCCAGCGTCGCGGCGAGACTACCTGGAGCAGCCCGAGGACTTTGCCGACGACGACTTCGACGTCAATCCGTTTGATGCCGAGCAGTCGGCCTGGGAGTCGAACTTCGCCGACCTGGGCATCGACCTCCTCGAAGTCCTCCGGTTGCTCGAAGACGACGTCGAAGAGCGTCGCAACTTCGCCGCGCTCGACTACGGGGTCGAGATTCGCGCCGCCGACTGCGGCCGCCAAGACGGCGGGAAGTTCGGAGACGGCAACACCTGCGCTAAGGGCGAAGGCCTCTCGAACAGCAAGGGCGAGTCGTTCCGGGGAGTGCGACGCAAGTCTGACAAGACCCAGACCAAGGTGGCTCGCAAACTCTATCAGATGCGAGTTCCCGAAAAGAACCTGAAGTCGCTCGTCCGCAGCCTGGGCGGCAAGGTGAGCAACACGCTCGTCGAGATCGACTCGACTAGGGGCGACGAAGGGGTGAACGTCTTCGTCCGAGATCGAGAAAACAACGAGACTCACTACGTCCACATTGGCTACTACGGCGCCACGATCTACACGACCGAGACCGTCCCGGCCCAGGAAGTGTCACGCATTCAATCGGTCGCCAAGGAGTTCATGCCCAAGGCGATCGACAATCGCCTCTGGGGCGCCGGCAGAGACTATCCGGTCTACGTCGTCAACAGCCCCGACGAGACGTCGAAGCAGTGGGCTGGCCTGTCGGCCAAGCAGCGACTCAAGAAGGAGCGACGCTCCGCCGACTGCGGCCGAACAGAGGACGGCAAGTTCGGCCCGAAGAATGACTGCCAGGAAGACGGGGACGGAAGCAGCGAAGAGAAGAGCCCATCGAAGGGCTCATACCGAGACGCGGCAAATCCGATTGCCATCAAGAGGGTTCGCGAGGACATCGCGGCCGGCAATCTCCAGTACGCCGCCGAGAACATTGAGTTCCTGATGGAGTCCATGCCGCCGTCCAAGGTGGCGCAAGAACTCGGATTCAAGTCGTTCGACATCGATGGCTCATTCGACCGAGACGCCAAGAAGAAGCCCGGCATCTTGTCGTTCCTGACTGGAGACCCCGCAAAGTCGGCGGCCAATCACTTGGCGAAACTGGCCCTTGCTGCCAAGCACGAACCGGGGCTCAAGGAATCGTCGTTCAACTACTCGAAGTTCAACGCGACAGTGGACACGTTCGCGGCAGAGGCGGGCATTACTCGCGTCTTGGACAAGTTGAAACTGTCTGTATCAATGGCAGGAGTGAAGGCCGCCTGCAACCTAAAGACAGGAGCCATCACGGTCGTCCAGGATCGCGCCGGAGACGAGCGGATGCTCTCGCGAGCGTATGAGCAGGGATGGTTTTCAACAGACGATCCATCGCACTACATCTTGCACGAATACGCTCACAAGTTGCAGCACGACACTCTAGCGATGTGGTCTCGCGAACGAGGCGAGCAGGAGATCACTCCCGAAACGGTCGCGCGTTTCAGGTCGCGAGCGATGGAGTCAATCGTGGCAATCAGCGAAGGTCGCTACTACCGGAATGACGGCTCCCGCCCGTCTCCCCCTCCGGGCCTCTCTCCGGGAATGATCGATCGGATTGCGGATGTTTCGATGTACGGAATGACTGACCCGCTTGAGTTTATGGCAGAGTATTGGACTGGAGTGACTCTTGGGTACGTCAAGAACGACGAGCAAATGGACGAGGTTTTCGCCAGCCTCGAAATGAAGCCCCCGAAGAAGAGCGACGCTGCGACGGCTCGATACGGCGACGGCGCAGTCGCTGCTAGGAAGCCGAAGAGAAAGAAGAGGACGTAGATGTTCATCGCGCCGCAAGACGACGAGTCGCAGGAGGAGTTCCTGACTCGCGCCGAAGAAGCCCTGAGGCTACTGGGCGGGAAGTCTCTCTACTCGCTTCTCAAGAAGCAGCCGCCGCAAGAGAAAGAGGAGGACGACAAGGATGTCGATTCCGGAGAAGTATAAGCACATCAACTTCAAGCCCCCCCAAGGCGCCCGCAACGAGGCTGAGAAGTCTCTCGCGTGGCGTCGCGAGTTCGGCCGAGGCGGCACAGCCGTCGGCATCGCGAGGGCCAGAGACTTGGCGAACGGCGTCGAAGTCTCGCCCTCGACAGTTCGTCGCATGAAGGCATTCTTCGATCGTCACCAGAAGAACAAGTCCGCGCCTGGCTGGAGCCCTGGCGAGGATGGCTTCCCGTCCAACTCGCGAATTGCGTGGGCTATGTGGGGCTCCGATGCTGGCTGGTCGTGGGCCAAGAAGGTCGTCGCCCAGATGAACGCGGCGGACGAGAAGAGCCAGCGAGGCCTGCGGCCCTACGGCTCGACGCACGGCATCCGGCCGAAGGTCTACGTCGTCCACGGAGCCCCGTGCAGCGGCAAGAAGGACTACGTCGCCAAGCACCTGGGCGAGAACGACGTCGTGTTCGACTACGACTCGATCATGGCAGCGGTCTCAGGTCGGCCGATGTACCAGCCGAACGGTCATCTCGTCTCTTATTGTCTGGACATCCGAACCCTTATCCTGAAGAAGGCGATGCAGAAGCCGGAGGTCGACAAGACCTGGATCATCACGACCAAGGTCAGCGACGACATGAAGTCGCAGTTGTCCGACGTCCCAGTGCAGTACGTCCACGTCGACACCCCCAAGGACGAGTGCCTCCAGCGTCTGGAGAGCGACGAGCAGCGACAGCCCTTAGCCGAGGAGTTACGCAAAGTGATCGAGGACTACTTCAGCGACGGCAGCGAAGAGCAGCGTCGGGCTCCACTGGCCCAGCCGGGAGTCGAGCGGCGATACATCGGCAACTTCAGCAGCACGGAGCGGCTCGATCCGGAACTGCTTCGCATCGAGAAGCGGGCCGACCCTGAGACCGGAAAGCCTCGCACCTACATTGTCGGCTACGCGGCCCGCTTCCACAGCGATAGTTTGCTCTTGGGGGATTTCGTCGAGCAGATTGACCCAGGCGCGTTCGAGATCGTGACGAACCGCCAGGACGCCGACGGCAAGCCGCTGGAGACTCGCTGTCTCTTCAACCACGACCCGAATCACCTCCTGGGTCGGTTTCCGACGACGATGCGAATGGTCGTCGACGACAAGGGGCTGCGGTACGAGTGCCTGCTCCCCGAGACTCGCAGTGATCTCGAAGAATTGATCGCCAGAGGCGACCTCAAGGGGTCAAGTTTCTCTTTCGTCGTCAGCGAGGGCGGCGAGCGGTGGACGACCGAGAACGGCCAGTCTCGAAGAATCGTGACGAAGGTGAAGTCGATCCTGGACTGCGGCCCCGTGACCTACCCGGCATACAGCGACTCCAGCGTGTCGGTCGCGAAGCGGAGTTACGAGCAGTTCGCCGGCAAGCCGATGAAGCCGCGTCGCCAGCGACAGGAGCGGCTCAAGTCTCTTGAAGCGAGGGCCGACGCCCTGCGGGCCAGGATCGCGACCGAGGCTTTTCTTGCCGAGCGTCGTGACTGCGGTCGAGGCGAGGACGGCAAGTTCGGCTCTGGCAACAAGTGCCAGGAGGACGAAGGCGAGGGCAACGACAAGGCCGCAGGCGAGGGCAAGAAGAGCCCATCCAACTACGATCGCTTGACGTCGTCGCCGAAGAAGTCGTCGTCGTTCGAGGGCAAGAAGGCGACCGACTACTTGGCTGCTTCGTCGAAGGCGAAGAAGTCTGGAGACGAGTACACGCCCAAGCCCTCCGGCGATGAGGATTTTCTTGGTCGCAAGACCGCAGTGGGCGAGGACATTCTCGGGCGGAAGCCGAGAAAGACCGCCGACGAGCCGACCAAGGTCTCCGGCGAGGGCAAGAAGAAGCCTCCCTACATGGAGTGGAAGAAGGGCAACGACAAGAAAGCCCAGGAGTTCATCGACAAGGCGAGGACGGATCAACTGGCTCGCGGCGGCAAGTCTGGCGGCAAGTCTGACGACGGCTCCGGGGTGCAGACCTGGAGTAAGGGCGACGCCTACCCGTGGACGGCGAAGCAAGTCGGCGACAGCAGCAAGGGCGGCTACGTCCAGGGGCAGCATCCCGACGGCACGAAGACGAAGAAGTACGAGTTCCCAGCCGGCAGCGACGGCTCCGACGCGTACCGTCAGGCCGAAGATGAGATCAAGGCCCAGAAGAAGAAGCGAGGCGAGCGGTCTTTCTCCGAGACGGCCGCCGAACTTCGCGCCTTCCTGGAAGCGAGACGATGAGCGTCGAGATCAGGATCGCTTCGCTCCGGGCGTTTCTTGAGGCCCGCGACCGGCAGTTGACTCTGTCGTTCTCGGACTGCGGAGACGACGACCGCCAAGCCGGCGGTCTATTCGGGCCGGGCAACGACTGCGGCGGCGGCGCGGCGGGAGGCGGCGAAGAAAGCAGCAGCGGCGCACCGTACGAGCGAGCAGGGTTTCCTCCGAGTTTCAGCGGCACCGAGATGTGGGATCGCCCCGCCGGCGGCGCCTCATCACTCAAGGTCAGCAACCCAGGGCTCGCGAGGTCGATCGCATCCGACATGGGCATCAGCGGCATCTCGCATCTCCTGACTGTCGG